GTAGAGATTAACTCTACCATGGGCCTCCGTGTTGGCGGTGTTGTCGTTCCATACTCACCCTCTTATTGGGGTGGTGGATATTATGGCGGTTATTACGGCGGTTGGGGCGGCGGTGGTATAAACTATAACTCACACACTAACGAAGGAGCTGGAAATGACAATGGTTCAGGATCAGACTCCGGCGCGGGTGGTGGAGAGGGCGGCTCTTCTAGCAACTGATCGTTGCGATCAATGCAATGCGGCAGCTATGGTTGTAGCTACATTTATTAACGGAGAGTTAATGTTTTGCGGACACCACGCAATAGACCAAAAACTTAATTTAATGTCAAAGTGTGTATCAATCTTTGACCCAAATAGTATGTTATTTCCTGTAAACTAAGGGTATGTAGTTCAGGAGAGGAATTTAAATAAAAGCTCTGCGTTTATTCGCAGCACTATCTGTTCTAGCATCCGCAGCCTTTTTTCCTCTATTATTTGCAAACTCAGCTTATGCAACCCCACCAGAATTAATGGTTCGCGGGGTTATGATCATTTGCGCCAACCCTGCCGGTGAAACACATACCGCAACCACAGGTTGGGATGCTGACAACTCTTATTTTAATGGCAAAGGCGACATAGCGGTATTATTCTGCACAGGTGGATTTATTGGCGAGTGGACCACTTACATAAGTGATAACTACTCAGGACCTGGACGATTCTACAATAGTGGTGTTGCTCCTACTCCGACTCCAGAACCTACTCCGAGTCCGACTCCCACCCCAACTCCGACTCCAACTCCAACACCTTCACCATCTCCTTCAGAAACAGCAACGCCCCAACCGAGCCCAACACCGACACCAACAACAGAACCAACACCTTCTTCATCTCCTAGTCCTTCCCCATCGCCTTCGACCTCTGGTAGTCCAGAGCCATCTCCAACTCCGACTGTCTCAGCTTCACCGTCTCCCACTCCGACTTCTGAACCCACACCCACTCCAACTCCGACACCTCCAAGTGAGCCAACTCCGACCCCAACACCGACACCTGTAGTAACGCCTGAGCCAACTCCTTCTCCAAGCGCCACACCCGTAGCAACACCGACCAGTAGCCCAGAACCGACCCCATCAGCAACCCCAACACAAACACCACAGCCATCTCCAACTCCATCACCTACTCCTTCTCCCGAACCTTCTGTAGCTCCAACGCCTTCGCCAGAGCCCTCTGTGCAGCCTTCTCCAACGCCTCAGCCGTCTCCTGAGCCATCTCCGGTCCCAACTCCTGAGCCATCTCCTACACCCGTTCCTGTCGTTCCAACGCCCATACCAACAATCCCACCAGCAGTGGAACCAACACCACAACCACAACCAGAATCAACTCCATCACCTGAACCTACAACTCCACCAGTGGCCCCTGAGCCAGCCACTGAGCCTGCTCCGACGCCTGTACCCGTCCCTGTAAGTCCCATTCCAGAGCCACCTTCTGAGCCCGCGCCAATTCCTCAACCTGAGCCGCAGCCAGTCCCAACGCCCGAACCAATTCCTGAGCCTGTTCCAGGACCTGCTCCTGAGCCTCCTGTAGAGCCTCAACCACCTGTTGCAATCCCTGACCCTGAGGGAGCGATTGGTCAGCCACCTATTGACCCACCCAAAGAAGAGCCATTACCACCCACAGAGCCCCTACCACCAGCGGTAGAGCCCGAAGCACCACCCGTAGCACCCGTGGAGCCTCCTGTGGAAGCCGAGCCACCCGTGGGACCAAAACCAGAACCAGAGACACCAAAGCCAGAGCCACAAAATCCGTCACCAGAATCACAATTACCTCCACCGCCTCCAGAAGTAGCTGCTGCTACTAAGGATGGAAATATATCAGACAAAGAAGCTAATGCGGTAGTCGATGCTTTAGGTAAAGACGGCACTATTACAAACGCTGAGGTTGCATCTCTTGTTGCTGCTCTTGCGCCAAAAGGTCAAGAACTTACTCAAGATCAGAAAGAACTTGTTGCTGATGTAATTGTTGAGCAGTTTAAAGGTGAAGAGGCTGTACCTGTTTCAGCTTTAGAGGCTGCTGGTATTGAGTTTAAAGACCTACCAAAAGAACAACCTGTTGAGGTTAGGCAGGATGAAAACGGTAACGAAGTTATAATTACAGCAGACGTAGCTGCGGCTCTAGTTTTACTAGAAAGCCCAGCTGAGTTAGTTAGCGCAATATTTAGTGATCCAGGTGAGGCGTTACAAGCCCTTGGAAGTATTGGTGCCGACATGTCTGATGAAGAGCGTACAGAAGCAACTGAAATGGTTGTTGCAACCGTTGTTGCTACAGGTGCTGCTATGAACGCAGTGGCTGCTGCCGCTGGAACCACAACAAGTGGATCTACAGGTAGCGGAAGAGGAAGTTCTGGTGGCGGTGGCGCTTCCGGAGATATGAAAGGGAATAGGAGACGTAAGCCGTGAGAATACTAAGAGACATGGTAGATCAGCTATGGACACTACTTGGCATGTTTATTGCTTGGGTAGTGCTAGATGGCTCTGCTAAGACAATTGTGGGGTACGCAATTATGGGAACTCTACTTGCGTGGGCGGTTACCTATCCACTACGAAACCCAAAGGATGAAGAATGAAATCACTCGGAAACATAATTCTGAGAATCGTTGCAACATTTGCTGCTAGCGGTCTTTCAGTAATTGGTGCTGGTGCTATTGCCGGTATCTCAACAGTAAACGCAATAACAGTTGCTGGTCTTACAGCAGTTGCCGCAGTCGTAGAAAAGCTAGCACGTGGCTTTATGAATGACGGCAAGCTTGATATCGCAGAGATTAATTCTGCATTTGCAGCAGTTGATGTAAATTCTAAAACAGCTGCTGATCTTCAAGTCGAAGCAAATCAATCAGGTGTTTCAGTAACTATTGCACCAACTTCAGGAAAGCCAGATGGACAAGTTCCAGATGAGCAACCAGTTGATCTTGACTGGGATAAAGAGGAGAAGACCAATGGCTGATCAAGGAACAGCAGCTCGACTTATTGAAGTTGCAAAAGCCGAACTTGGAACTATTGAAGGTCCAAAAGATAATGAGACAAAGTACGGCGCTTACGCAAAGGCTAACTTCCAACCATGGTGCGGCTCTTTTGTAAACTGGTGTGCTAACGAAGCTGGTGTAAAGGTACCTAATACCGTTTACACACCAAGTGGTGCACAGGCTTTCAAGAAAGCTGGCTCATGGATTGATGCAGATATTGCAGATCCAGAACCAGGGGATATTGCCTATTTTGATTTCCCCTCAGATGATGTCAATCGAATCTCGCACGTTGGAATTGTTATTAAAGACAACGGCGATGGAACTGTCTGGTGCGTTGAAGGCAATACCAGCCCAGATAAAAAGGGAAGCCAAAGAAATGGCGGACAGGTCTCCAAGAAGCTACGCGGCTTCAAGAAGAACAAGGCTGGAGAAATGATCTCAATCGTTGGCTTTGGTCGTCCAAAGTTTAAGGCAGTAGCCCCAGTAGCTAAGTGCCCAACCTGCGGGAAATAACTGACGCTGAACGCATAAAGCGCTATACCTGCGCTTTATGCTCTAAGCGGTTTGTGGTTCCTGATTTAGCAAGAATGTGCGAGCAAAAGCATTTAGACTTGGAATATGAGCCAATCCGTAGCTAATGCAAAGCAGTTTGCTGCAACCACAAAAGGTGCAGATGTCAAAGCCGCTCTCGGCGGAAAAAACCTACCTCAATCATTTGTAGGCGTTTATGATCGTAGGACCGGTGAGTTAAATAAACATAACCCTTACAGACTAAGAGAAGCAAAGAAACGCTATAAAGCCGGAGAGCGTATACTTGACGTTGAAGCTACAAAAGAAAAACAAGAAAAAGTTGCAGCGCAAAAGTATGGTAGATATTTTGATGACCCAAATCTTCGTAGTCGTCAATTTTCAGATGAAGCAATGACAGAGGCGGAGGGGGTTGTAAAAGACTTTAAAAAAGGCCCGTATGCAGATGATGCCTATGATGCCGATGATGCCCCTAGCGAACCTATTAAGGTTAAATCAGAGCGCATTTTTTAAAATGGCAGCAAAACCTAAGAAAAAAAGAGGCATGTTTGAGAACGTAGCCCCTGACAGAGCTCAAGCTGTTGCCAGAGAGGCTAGTAAGACAAGATCCGGTCGTGACGGACTTACTCGCGTACAGAACAACAGACCCATTCGCGGCACAGAAACACAAGCTAGACAATGGAACAGGTATTCTCCATGAGTAAAAAGAAAGAGTTTAAGAACGCCGTAATCAAACCTGTTACAGTAAGTGACTCCAGATTTGGAATTAGGCGCATATTTCTCAATACACAGGAGCGACCACGCATAGGAATGTACATGAACCCCGGCAAAGGTCCGAACGGAGAGTCTCAAAACTAATCGTTTAGGCGGAAAAACTTCACCAATTACCCTACCTTAGTACTCAGCATTGAAAGGATCGTCGTGGCCACATTCCCGTCCCAAGTTAAAGTCTTTGTTAATAAGTCAAACGTCGTAGACTTAATCGACGCCTCACACCCAAATATTCTTCAAGATGAAGTTAATGCTATGCAGACTGTCATGGGCACTCTTCCTGCCAGATCTACGACTGTAACCAATGCCAGCACATTCATCTCAACACAAACAGATTTTGATAATATAAAATCTCGTATTGCTAACGTAGAAGCCGGTGTCGTTGCCGATACCCACTCACAATACATCAAGAAAACAGCCGATGGCAGTAACGTCATTATTCCTACAAACGCAACAACTAGAGGCTTTACAATCCGTAGCTTCCAGGGTCAGACCGCAAACCTACAAGAGTGGCAGCAAACAGTAGCTGTAACCAACGTAGTTGCAGCAGGCGGCGGAGTTACCTTTACAGCCGCTAATAACTTTGTTATTGGTCAAAAAGTAACAACTACAGGTATTACACCAGGTGGTTATAACCTAACAGATCAAACAATTACTGACGCAACTCCAACTAACTTTGTTATTACTAGCGGTGCTACTGGAACTTTTGTTTCTGGTGGCTCTGCGTCATCTACTGTGTCTTATGTTGATAACACAGGAACTCTAGTAGGGTATGCAAAGACAAGTGTATTTACCGCTAAAGGTGACCTTGCAGTTGCCACAGGAGCTCTAACATTAGGAAAGCTTGCTACTGCTGCAAACGGATATTACCTTGTAACTGACTCCACAACAGCCACTGGACTTAAGTGGCTTAACATTGCACCAGTTACTGAATCAGGCGGAGCAACTCTAACTAACAAAGTTTTATCATCTCCACAAATTAATGTTGGAATTAATACTCAAACAGTTAATGCTTACACAATAGATTTATCAGACAACGGTAGGTTAACTACTTTAGATAACGCCGCAGCTATCGGTGTCACTATTCCCCTTAACGCTACAGATGCTTTTCCTATAGGAGCACAGCTTCACTTTGTTCAACTTGGGGACGGAACGGTTACTTTTATACCAATAACAAACGCGGTGCTGCTTTACGCTACACCAGGCTTTAAACTCCGTACCAAGTATTCAATGGCAACCTGTACAAAAATTGCTACTAACACTTGGATTCTTGTCGGCGATCTGAAGATTTAACATGCCAGTCTTAGGTATTATTCACGGTACTAAGATTGGACCAAACGCTCCAACTATCACCTCTGTAACTGACGTAGGCTTAAACAGAGAGTTTGATAACGGAGCTGTAGATGTTGCGTTTACTCTGCCGGGTGTTAATACGGCTATATCGTATAAAGTAACTTCAAGTAATGGACGAGTAGCAACTGGCAATTCATCTCCTATTAGAGTTCAAAATTTACCAACAGGCATAAATACAACTTTTACAATTACCGGTACTAACAACATAACTATCGAGGGGCCAATTTCTACAGTATCAACAGGGGTAATAGTTACAACTGTACCGTTTAGGCCAACTATAGGAGTGGCAACAGAGGGTAATACTCAAGGTTTTGTTCTTTTTAGTCTTTTAAACTCTGGTGGAAAAGCAGTTATATCTTATGTTGCAACTGGCTCCCCATCTGGAAGCGCTAACAACACGGGTTCTCCTATTACTGTTTCTGGTTTAACAAACGGTACACCTCACGCTTTTACAGTTGTTGCAGTTAATGCTAATGGTCCTTCCCTACCCAGTAACCCTTCTAATGTAATAACTCCTTTTGTTCCTTCTGTTGTTGTAGATCCGCCTACTACAACTTACTACTGCTACAGCTCAGATTGTCTTTCACAAGATGGCAGAAACTTTGCGTATGTTCAAGCGCCAGTTTTTACATCCGCTGTGGGCTCAGATCAATCCTCTTTCACTTCATACGTTATTGAAGGTACTACAGCGCGTGGAACTCGCAAGGTTTACTGCAATACCGTACAACAGACTGCGCTAGTTGGCGCACAACAGGCTTCATGTCAAAATACATATGTAGAACCAGAGGAGCCGCCGCCATGCCCATCAGATACGTACGAAACACCGTGCGGAACTCCCGTAGCCGGTCAACCGCAGTCTGGCTGTTCAGGCGCTAACTACGGCTACACAATTACTAGCGTTGCGCCAAGAACAAGAACTATACGTGACTGTAATGGTATTCTTCTTTCAACGGTTTCAATCCCCTGTGTTACAAGTGCATTTACAACAACTGTAACCAATGACATTCGTTGTCCAGGATATGTAGCTCAAGTCGGCCCTACTAGAGTTGCGGGCGATAGCGCGGTAGTTACTAATCCAACATCGCATTATTATACAGGATGTTGTGCTGGAACACAGGTAACGTCATCAAATTACGCTACCTACAGTGCAGCATATACTGTAATGATTTCCTCGTGTGGAACAACAGTAACAAACCAACAAAGTGGTACGGGTCATGACATACCAGAATTAGTTTGCGAATCGGCTACTCCACCTGCTGGATGTTCAAGTAACCCATGCGTAAGTTATACGGTCATTATTCCTACCTGTGATGGAGAAGATAGCCGTCAAGGTATCTACACGGGAACACGAAAAGTGTGCGCGGATGGAACATTTATTACTTGCGCTGAGCCAACATTTACTAGCTTTGGATCTATGATTGAGGCAAATAATAGAAGTTGTGGTGGTTCAGGCAATACATCTACCACTAATCAAACTAATTCTAATCCAACTAACGCCCCTATCACTGCAACCAATCCTGTAACCACTACTCAGTCTCCTGTGGGAACACTTACCCGAGATCCTAATGGCGCCGGGTATACAGATCCTGTTGAAGGGAATTTTGTTTGGTACTCAACAACAAGTCCAGATGGCACTACAAATCTTTATCTTCTTCCAGAAACTAATGGAACACCGGTTACAACCTCACTGTCCTCAAACTCTAATCCAGCGGTAAGTATACCGCCCATAAATTTTGATTATTCGACCCCATCAGAACCAACCACAACCCCACCAGCGACTGTGCCAAACGGGGTTTATGACAGAGACGATGATTACTCAGCGCCACCGGCCACTGTTCCACCTTCTCAGCCGGTTGCAGAAGCACCCGCGCCTGTGTATGAGTATGACTTTGGGGGGTTCTTTGGTGATTTTTGCTTTGCTTTTGGAACAAAGATTACAATGGCAGATGGCTCATTTAAGAACATTGAGGATTTAAAGCTGGGTGACTCCCTTAAAACCTTTAATATACCAACACTTACAAATGGAGATGCGCCAGAGGCTTGGTCTCCTAAAGAGGTATGGTCTGTTGCTACAACTGAGAACTTTGAGAACGCCACTACTATTGTGAGCCGTTTTAACACCGGAACCTACGGTAGATACTACAAGATTAATAACAAAATTAAAGTTACTCATGAGCACTGGATCTTGGTAAAACGAGACAGCCTATGGCAGTTTATGCAAGTGGCGGATATGAGAATTGGGGATTACCTACTAGGGCAAAATAAAGAAGAAGTAGAGGTCTTTAATATTGAGTTTGTTCCAAGCCGGATCTCTGTGGTAAACCTAGATGTTGAAGAAAATGACATGTACTTTGCTGATGGTATACTAGCTCACAACTTCTTTTCCTTTAAATAAGGAGCACTATGACGGACCCATTCTCACGACCAGCTAGGCCTTGGGACCTCTACAACAAGAACCTAGGCCGAGTAGAAGAGACCATTGCTAAAGAGCGTATGGAGCTCTGTAGGGCCTGCCCTAACTACATCGCCCTAACCCACCAATGCACAGAGTGTGGGTGTTTGATGAACCTTAAGACAAAGCTACCAAACGCCGCCTGCCCCATCGGTAAATGGGATCAAGTAAAAGTTGGGTATACAGAATGACATACGTATCTTCCGCGTCAATGCTTGCTTTTATTATTGATGGTGAGGTTGTACAAATTATGGAGACAGACGAGCGCTTAGCTGCCATCTTACTTAGTGAGCCAATTATTGTTGATATCACCGGCGTTGACCCAAGCCTTGTTACCTCAGCTAATTTTGACGTAACGACAAACTCATTTAGAGATAAAGCCTGACAATACCTAAATACTCTTAGACAATAGTGACTGCACCCCGATCAGGTGCTTAACCACTCTAGAGAAACAGGTTTACAATGGCATTAGATACTGGCGGAAACGTCCAAGTAGATTTTGTATGGGGTAACTACCCTATGCAGCCAAATGACATCCGTACAGAAACAGCGGCTGTAAATATTGGCGGAACAACAGGTTCAAATTTAGAAGCCTTCCAGAGCGCTGTAGTAACAGCTGCTTCAGGTAACGGCACAACAGTAACTTACACATCAGCTAACGCATTTAACGTGGGTCAAAAAGTAACTATTACAGGTCTTGCAACAGCAGCTCTTAACCTTTCAAACGTTTTCATTGCAACTCTTGTAGGTACAGAAGGCGCTCGCACAGGTTTTACAGTAACTAATGCAGCATCAGGATCTGACACAGCTCAGACAGCAGTTGCTAAGGTAGTTATTGACAGACTTCCTGGCGTTGGCGCAGACGTTTCATGGGCAGCAACAACAGTTGTTACAGGTGAGCGTTTAAATGCAGCAACTACTAACAACCACACAGTGGCAGAAGCAGGCTGGGCAGGTTACCCATCATATACACCAGGAGCGGCTAACTACATGGTTACAGCAGCTTCAGGTAATGGAACAACTGTTACATACACAGCACAGAACGAGCTTGAAGTAAACGACTCTGTAAACATTACAGGCCTTACAGCAGGTGCTTATAACCTATCAGCAGCAACAGTTGCTACAGCTAATGCCTACCAGTTCACAGTAACTAACGCAGCAAATGCTGGAGAAGTTACAGGACAACGTGGCAAGGTAGAGGCAACAAACGCTCTAACAGCTTACGATGGCGCTGGAATTGGCTTCATCAACGTACCTTCAGTAGTTGGAGATACGCTAGCAGTTGCTCTTGACGAGCTTAAGGATGCTGGTTACGAAACAGCTAATATCACCACAGCTTCAGCAGCTACAAACTTGCGTACAAGCATTACTCGCTTCAACGCTACAAGTACAACAGCAGCAACAATTTACGCAACCAGTGCAAACACCAACTACCCAGTTGGTACCAAGGTTACAATTGTTGCAGGAACACCAGCTGCATCAGCACCAGTTAACCCTCCAGCATATGCAGTCGGTACCTTTACCGTTACAGCAGTTGCATCTGGTCAGATTACAGTTTCTGGTACAGGATTTACAGTTGCAGATACCACCGGTATCAACTCAACTCTAAACCTTGCTGGTCTTGAGGCAACAATCAAGTCTCAGACAGTCGCAGCTGGAACAGCCTCAGTGCTTTCAACAGCTACAATCTCAGTTACACCATACGCAGCAGCAACAGTTTCATAATCTCAACACAAACAAAAAGCCCCCGGCTAATAACCGGGGGCTTTTTGCTTTAGATTTTTAGTTCTTTGGGAATTGTTTTAAGTAGGTCTCATATCTAGCTCCGTTTGTTTGACCTGGATAGACCTTCCAGGAGGACCAGTCTTCTCCACCGTTAGTCATGTAGAAAGCTATTTCCGCATTTGTAACTGGGTCAAAGAGATCCTTGTAAGTGGTGAGATCAAACTTTTCCTTACGGGCTTCTCCCAAACTTCCAATCATGTTAATCTGGAATACACCGTAGGAGTGATCTCCTGTGCCTTTATTTCCGTTGAAAGCCAATGGGCGACCGTTAGATTCTTTTTTAGCCACTGCGTAGGCAACCTTGAGAGCTTTTCCCTCAAAACCAATTGCACTAAGCAGATCAACTAAATCTGTATCTGACAGCTCTATTGCTCCTCTGTACTTATCAAGCGGGTCCGTAATGACTACTGGTGCATTTGCAACCGGTAACGCTACCGCCATTGGCGGACAGTGTCCTAAGATTACAAGTATCACAATTGCCATTGCGTTACGTTTTCTGATATTGAACATTTCTGCTCCTCTCAGTTAAAAAAGCACTATCACTAGTGCTTTCTAAACTCTAGGTTGCCACAGAGTTACATCTTAGGTCAAGTCCAAACAAATATATTTTTTATATTGAGACAAATACACGCTTAGATGGTCTAATTTAACTACATACATCTCGTTATTTGATACGGACAACACACTCTTCTACTATGAACTTGACATCTTCTACAGAATGAGTATCAATAAATGAGCGTATCAGACTGGGCCGCATTCACCTCCGTTATTCTTGGAGTAGGCGGCGTAACTATCCTTGGTATTAAGTGGACCATCAAGCACTACCTAAATGAATTGAAGCCCAACGGCGGATCAAGTATGCGTGACGCCGTTACTAAAATAGGCACTGACGTCACGGAAATGCGTGTCTCTTTGGCTCGCCTTGAAGGTCGATTTGAACAACACGTTGACGAGGCTCCTGAATGGTAGTACGCTTTTAGTATCCCCCACACCGCGGGATAAAAGGAGAAGAATGAATAAGGCACTAATTGAATCCTACGTCCGTAACTTGCTTGGTCAGGTTATTGGCGCAGTAATGATTGTTATGCAAACAAGCGATTCGTCAACCCCATTGGACTTCGGTTCAGGTGAGTGGCTACTAGTCGCTAACGCTCTATGGGCCTCTTTGGTCCCCGTAGCACTTCGCTATGTTAATAAACTGGATCCGGCATTTGGCAGGGTTGCAACAGCAGGACTGGCCGAGCTTACAAAGAAGATTGCTTCTGAGGCCGCTTCAGCAAAGAAGACTTCAAAGAAGAAATAACACCTTACAACTGAGGGGGCGGCTATGTGCCGCCCCCCTTTTTGTTGTATACTAAACATGGAGGTAATTATGATTAAATGTGCTAACTGCGAATACCCAGCCGTCTACACAGTAGCTGAGCCTGCGGTCAACCCTGTGGATTATTGCTCTTCATGTCTTCCTCGCTGGCTTTTAACTCCAGCTGCCGAAGGTGCTTTTGTTCTTCGGTCCGAGGGTCCTAAAAAAGATATTGTTGAAGAAAAACCAAAGGTTACAAAAAAGAAAACAGAAGTTCCTGTAGAGGAAGATTCTGTAGATGAGGGTAACTAACAAACAGGCAATTCAGGTACACCCAGTACCTAAAAGTGCAATCAATCCCAAAGGACCTTTTCCTATTGAGTTGTTTGACGAGCCTGATATTGTTTTTGACTACGAACCCCAAGCTAACGAGGATGGTAGTAATTTTCCTCTAGGAGCTACGGCTCAAAACAATTTTAATCCGCTTCGGTACCTACGCTGTTCTGTATGCTTAGTGCGGGTATTGGAGACAGAAACCCAAGATCATGTCTGTGAGGAATAATGGCTAGAAGAAGTAAAGCTTATTTAGAGGGGATGAACCGCGCTAGTGAGGGTTTAGCTCAAGCTAAAGCAAATAGCGCTAAGTCCGTTGCAAAACGTGAACTTAAAGAGGGCCGCGATGAAGTCCTTGAAAACACAGAGTGGCTTGTCAGCGTCCCCAAAGAACTTAAAAACGCCGGTGCTGAGGTTAGAAACGCCCCCACTACTAATCAAGAACGCCCAAGAGCTTGGACTATTGGCTATCACCCAACAGACAATAAATTAGTTGTAGTGTTTCGCGATAATACTTGGTGGTGCTACAACAACGTCCCCACTCGTATGTGGGAAGGTTTAAAAGCTAGCGGCTCTACTGGTAAATACCTTAGAACTTCTGGTTTAGATCAGTGGCCTGATATGGGACCTTGCAATATGGATGAGTTTTCTTCTGGCGCCAAAGAAAGAATTAGCCAAACAGCTCAAATTGGTAGTAGGCTTGGAAAACCGCTTCCAGACGACTTTAATATTAAGAACTTTACAGCAAAGGAACTATTTAACGACATCTTATGATTACATACGGACTACTATACGGCGGAAAGCTTGAGTACTACCACAGAAAAGCTCTACCTATTATTGAGGTGGGCTGGACACAAGAAACTGATCATCCTTACAGAAAAGGCTCTTGTTTAGTCTTTAGACTGCCCTTTACAAAACCTGGGTTTTACATTGGAAAGTGGATTGTTGGATCAGACTTAGAGTTTGAAGATGACAAAGAAATAGACAATCGACTTTCGGATGCTATGAAAGTCCGCAAGATATGGGAACCGGAGGACGGCAGTTATGAAGATGCCTTTTTCAAAGAGTAGTACTTGGGATAAACCTTTTTCAGAAAAGATTGCAAAACGGGTATCTAAGATCCCTACATCAGAGCTTGAAATGTGGCTGGAGCAATCTATCTACGAAGTTGGACGTTGCCTATCCGGTTATACAAAAAACCGAGAGATGGTCTATTTACAAGAAGCTAGAACTGGTGCTGAAGCCCTGCACGCAGTTGTGGAAGAGTTGTACAAAAGGAATGCAAAGCCTTAAATAGATTTGTCGACTTTGTGCTA